GTCAAGGTCTTCGTTTAACTCATACTTATGCTGGCCCTAATGCTTTTATTGATTTCCACCCAAATGATCCAGCAATAGAAGTATTAAAAACAATGGATAACAAGCCTTCTGATGAAGTAACATCACATCCAGCTTTAAAACGTCATTTTAATAAGCTAAACGTTTATGCGCAGAGCATCGGGCATGTTTCACATGAACAAACTCAACTTAAAGGAAAACAAATTATGGAGAAGAAGACTAAAAAGTCAAACAAAGAGGTAATTCATGAAGCAGATGCTGCTTCTGCAGCTGCAACTCTACAGACTCATCCTACCCCAGCATCATCAAGAGCTGGTATGATGGCTCAAGCTATGACTCAGATGGCAGCTATGGACGTTTCCCAGCTTCAAGCTATTCTAGCTCAGATCGGTCATGAAGCTGACAATATTCCTAACGGTGCAGCTGCTCAAAATAAAGCATCAGTAGACGCTAAAGGTGATGTTAAGTCTGCAATGACAGCAGCAATGAAAGAAGATGTTTCTGAGCTATTTGGTTCAGAAGAGCTCACAGAAGAATTTAAAGAAAAAACAGCTGTTCTTTTTGAAGCAGCCGTTAATGCAAGAGTTATTGCTGAAACTACTCGTATTGAAGAAGAATATGAAGTAAAGCTTTATGAAGAAGTAGAAGCTGGTATAGAAACTCTTACAGAACAGATTGATCAGTATCTTTCATACTGCGCAGAGCAGTGGTTAGCTGATAACGAAGTAGCAATTGAAAGCGGACTTCGTTCAGAACTTGTAGATGATTTTATTGGCGGATTGCGTAATCTATTTGCAGAACATTATATTGATGTTCCAGAAGATAAAGTTGATCTTGTTGATGAACTAGCAGGAAAAGTTGAAGAACTAGAAGCTTCGTTGAATGAAGAAATTCAACGTGGCATGGAATACAAGAAACAACTTGTAGAATCAAAGAAGGCAGAAGTGCTTCATGTTGTTTGTGATGGTTTAACAGATGTTCAAGCTGAAAAAATCAAATCACTCGCAGAGGGTGTAGAGTTCTCCACAGAGGAAGAATACACAGAAAAACTTGAAACTATCCGTGAAAATTATTTCCCATCAGGGGTAAAGAAAGCTACTGAAGCTGCATTGAATGAACAAGTTGAAGATGAAGGCAAGCAAGTAATTGCTGATCCAGTAATGAAAGCATATGCCGAAACAATTAGAAAAACAATACCTCGTTAATTTTAGGAGAACTTTCAAATGTACTTAACAGAAGAACTACAGAAAAAATGGAGCCCAGTTCTAGATCATCCTGATCTAGCTCCAATTAAAGATCCATATCGTAAGGCAGTTACCGCTATGGTTCTTGAGAACCAACAACGTGCTTTCCAAGAAGAAAACAAGATTCTTATGGAAGCATCACCAGCTAACGCAACCGGTGGTGGTCTAACAGGTGGCGCAGCAGCAGGTGGTCCAATGGCTGGTTTTGATCCAATTCTTATCAGTCTTGTTCGTCGTTCATTGCCTAACCTTATTGCTTATGATATTTGCGGTGTTCAGCCTATGACTGGACCTACCGGTCTTATCTTTGCAATGCGTAGCACATCTTCAACAGCAAACGTAACAGCAGGTGCAGCAGAAACATTCTACAATGAAGTTAATAGCGCATTTTCTGGTACTGGTGCTCAAACCGCTCTTTCTCTTGCAGCTAATACTGCTCTAGGAAGCCAGAACGTATTTGCTTCAACAGTTACAACCGGTTCAGCTTTAACAACTGCATCTGGTGAAGCTCTTGGAACAACTACATCACCAGCTGGTGGCACATTCAATGAAATGGCATTCAGCATTGAAAAAGTTACCGTTACTGCTAAGACACGCGCTCTAAAAGCAGAATACACAATGGAACTTGCACAAGACCTTAAGGCAGTTCATGGTCTTGACGCTGAAACCGAACTAAGCAATATCCTTTCAGCAGAAATTCTTGCTGAAATTAACCGTGAAGTTGTTCGTACAATCTACTCAGTTGCTAAAGTTGGTGCACAAGTTGGTACAACAACCCAAGGTACTTTTGACCTAGACACCGACTCAAACGGTCGTTGGATGGTTGAAAAGATTAAAGGTCTTGCATTCCAAATTGAACGTGAAGCTAACTACATTGCAAAAGATACCCGTCGTGGTAAGGGTAACATTGTAATCTGCTCTTCAGACGTTGCATCAGCATTTGCAATGGCTGGAATTCTTGATTACAACTCAGCCCTACAAGGTCAAGTTAACCTAACAGTTGACGATACTGGTAACACTTTTGCAGGTACAATGTTCGGTCGTATCAAGGTTTATATTGATCCATATTTCCCACAAGGTACAACTTCTGAGTTTGCCGTTGTTGGTTACAAAGGTTCAAATGCATATGACGCAGGTATTTTCTACTGCCCATACGTTCCTCTACAAATGGTTCGTGCAGTTGATACCGGATCTTTCCAACCTAAGATTGGTTTCAAGACTCGTTACGGTCTAGTTGCTAACCCATTTGCTCAAGGTCTAACACAAGGTCTTGGCGCTCTAAACGCTATGACAAATGTGTACTACCGCGCAATGAAAGTACTCGTTAATTTTAGGAGAACTTTCAAATGTAC